TAAAGAAGGTTATGAACGTGACAAGGCTGCTGCAGCAACATCTGCCGCACTTATCACCAATCGTTCTCCTCGTAAGTTTATGCTGAAGACTCAGGATATCCTGGGTGCGGTAACGTATCAGCAGCCTATGACGAAGCAGATTGGTATCGCTATCAATCTTCGTCCTGACGGAACTTACGACATGTTCTTCCCGCTCGACGGAACAAACCCAGTAATAGCTGAGAAGCCTATTGCTGACGCTGTATCTGACGCCATTCACGGAGAAGGTAACAACTTCTTCCTGGAGCCTACAAAGGTGGTTAACATCATCAATGAGGGCAACCGTGCAGAGATCAAGAACATCGACAATCTTGTTTCGTCCTTGCTGAAGATGAAGCAGAATCTTCTTACCGCTGTAAACGAGAATGAGAAGAAGGCTGCAGAGATCGAGAAGGAGTGGATCAATTCTAAGATCGACGGAGTTGGCATCAAAGAGGTGATTGCAGGTAGCAATGCAACACTCAACGTTCATACATCTACTGAAGGATAAATATGAACAAGACCCTCACAAAGAGAACCGTACAACTTATGGCTCTCTTAATGTTAGATGAAACCATAGCAGAAAAGGTAAAGTCTGCAAATGGCGAGGGCAAATCATTTGAGATATTTGATATAGATGACAATACGGGAAATGTAACTCTCGGTGTCACTAGATTCAAATGGTGGAATCAACTCATTAAATGCCAGGTAAAACTGACGTTTACAAGTTGGGCACTCGCCGTATGGGATGCCCTTGTTAGTCTTTCTAAAGGTGGCAACGCTGTTGCTATTGAGGAAGGACTTAGTGTAGAAATCGCAAAGAAAGCGCAGCGCGAAAGTGAGTTTAATTGGGTAGTTGAAAGATTGTGTGACGTATATGATCACGTGGTAAATAATAAGAACGGTGGAGCGTCTCTCGAGGGAGACCGGGAGAAGTCGGGTCCGAGCGTAATCGTTCACGATCGTGGTAATGCTGAAACAATTGTCAACGTAAACGTATCTGATATGCACAAAACGTTTCGCTTTCCAGATGCAACAGGTCAAGCATTTCTTGATGTAGAAATGGGAGTTGTTGGACTAGGAGTTTCAAAGAAATAATAATCCCGAGGGATTTAGTTCATAAGATATCGAGGTATCTTATGAACACTCTTAAGAACAAATAAGAAGACAATAACGATTCATATCGAGAGATACAGAAAAAATAAAAAAAAACAATCTCATCTATAATACTCGAGGGTATTCGGGGGGTAGGAATCGAGGTTCCTGCCTCCCAGAGATTTGTTTTATATCAATTTGTTTTGATATAAAGCGCGTAGGTAATATCTCGAATTCAACATAATTAACGGAAGTCTAACTAAAATCAAGTGTAAATATATGACGAAATCAATTAAGTTGAACTCAGGTAAGATAATTAATATGCGTAAGGATATCGATGCTAAGAAGAAGAAATATTGGAGTTACATTAAGAGCGAGAATCTTATGTCCAAAAAAGAGATCAAAGCAGGTCTCCGTACGCACGATCTGAAGGCTCTCTATAACGAGATTACTCAGATGGCAGAGAAGCTAGTATATATTAAAGGTATGCTGTTCTATTTGAATATGGGCATTACAACCTTTGATAAGGAGGCTTTCAAGAAAACGAACAATTATAGTATTTTCATGGCTTGTGAGATGAAGGAGGCTATTGCTCAGTTGAAAATGATTCCTACATTGGATCAGAAGACAAAGGCACAGAAGGGCCTTAAAGCTATGAATAAAGAAGAGGTTTTCACCAGCGCCAAGATTGCTACCCTTGTTAAGGACTTGCAGTTAAAGGCAAACAAGTTTGATACAAATATGGAGAACTTTAATAACTCCACAGAGATTACTATCGATGATACCATGATAGATATGTTTAAGTCAGATTTGGCTATATAATAGTATCAAACAGATCAGATAAGTTGGTGCATATGTGTAAAGAAACATATGAGCGGATCGTTCCCGTAACTGATCACGAATTTCCCAAAAAATTAACATGTATAACTTAAAAAATCATAATCAATATGAAAGATAATAACACAGTAGACACTGCCCAGAAGGGTCAGACTGCTAATAAGATACAGTCCGAGAAAGTACAGAACAACTTGAAGAAGATTCAAGAGATAAAGAACGCCAAGAAGGATAAAACTCCTACTGGCAAAGTAATAGTAATTTCCGAAAAAGAGTCTACACGAAAGGCTCGTGAGGAACAGTACCGCAACTTCCGCATAAACGCTTTAAAGCGTCGAGCAGGACGTATGGGTCTCTCTGAGGAGGAGATTGAAAAGGCTGTAAAGAAATTGATAGAGCAAATGGACGCTCCTAAGGAGTATAGCATACTCATCATGGTTGCAAAAGCTACCAGAAAAAAAGACAAACCTGATATAACAATGCTCAAAGAGGCTTTGGCTAAAGAAGGTATCAAGTATGCATTCTGTGGAGATGACTTTGTATCTGTCAATGGTAACCAGGACATCTTGGCTAAAATACGTGAAATAGCCCCTCCTAGCGCAAAGATTTATCCTTATGCTAAGAAGATGGAATCCGTTCTTCCTAAAGTAGAATATAAGAAAAAGAAACCTTCTAATAATAGTAAAGAGAAGGCTACCGCTGTAAAAGTTGCACGTAAGGAAAAGAATATTCGTATCCATCGCAGCAAAAAGACTGGAAAAGTCACTAAGAAAATAGTGCTAAAAACGCTCTCTAACGTGAAAAAACAAAAGCCCAGTGTAGTTATCCACATGAACGCTAAAAAGGCGTCAAAGGGCTCTAAAACGCTTAAGAAAGCCGCTTAACGTATGTTTAACCTAATAGAAAAACTAATATGGGACATAGCAGCGTACGTATTAAGGTTCGTAGAAGAAAAGTAGCGAATCTTGCAGCCTACAGTCGTCAACACACCGTTAGAAATTGTACAATACCTAAAGCCAATAAAAACGACATAATAGATATCAAATATCCTTGGGGTGTTGTAAAAGGTACCAAAGGAGGTGGATGGGATATTCCAAAAGGAGGTTATTCACAGCCAGAGAATCTTCAAAAGAGAACTCGTGGTAAAAATTGGGACTTCCCGTCTGAGTTCCCCAATCCACAAAACTACCAAAAGAAGTTGTGGAAGAACCTCAGTAAAGAGGATAAGATGAAGGCTTACGAGGATGAAAAGGTAAGAAAGTGGGAAAAGAAGCATCCAAAACCATGCCCTGAAGACGATCTATTTAAGGACGAATTTATTCCAAAATGGGAAAAAGAACATGAGGAAGCTTTGACACGAATACGAGATTTTGTTATCTCGATGTTTGACAAACTGCCGTTGACTGGTCGGTATAAAGAATCGGACTCAAAGTTCGTAGAAAAACCAGTTACTGAGCTTAAAGATGTTAATGGAGATGGACATCGAGTAAACGAACTTGATTCTAAATCTAAACTTCTGGATAAAGCTCAAAAGGCGACCAATAAAGAGAAAGCTAACAATGCTAAACTAGTCGCCACAAATCTTAAGGACCACAAGCGGAAGAAAGGAAGAGTAATACTTCCTAAGGCCGCATAATGCTTAGTAAAGCCTCTGCTTAGCACGTAACTAAGTGTGGTCCTGCACACTACTACAAAGAGTCGCCAAGCGTCTCGAGCGTAGTTCTTCTACACGAATAGGAGAGAGGTTGGATTCCTCGGTGTGTACTAGTATTAACTTAAGAACCTAAGAGTCATGTGGATACGGAATGATCTAGTCGTTATATACGATATAGAAATCTTTCCAAATTGCTTCCACTGTTGCTGTAAAAATACAGAAGATGGTAAAATTTATAAGTTCGAAATATCAGAACGAAAGAATCAGCTTACAGACTTAGTTGATTTCTTTTTAAAGCCTAAGATAATATTCGCAGGCTACAACAACCATCATTATGATGATGTCATAATTAACTACATAATAGATTATAAGAGTAAACTGGCAAGGCTACCATATTGGAAAGTTTGCCAGTCTCTTTTTAATCTATCTACTACAATAGTGGAAGACGAGGAAGGAAGTCGTGAGAAGCTCAAGCGATGGAAGTATGCACATTACTTCAAATCTATGGACTTGCTCACAATGCAGTTTAGTCAAAAGTTACGAGTAGGTTTAAAAACCATGCAAGTAACTATGCACTATAAAAACGTGCAAGAATACGATGGAGACTTTAATCAGCCTCTACCAGTAGATAAGATTGACGAAATGATTGCATATAACATAAATGATGTCGAATCGACTACAGAGTTATTAAACCGCTTGAAAGAGCAAATCGATTTAAGATTGTTTATCGAAAAAGAACACGGCATAGATTGTCTATCTATGGATAGTGTTAAAATGGCAGAGACCTTCTTGTTAGAAGAATATTCTAAAAAGTCTGGTATTCCTAAAAATGTTATAAAGGAAATGCGTTCTCCAATGGATTATATTCCATTAAAAGACGTTATTTTGCCATTTATAAAATATAAAAATCCAAAGTTACAAGCCGTTCTAGAGGATATGAAGAAACAGGTAGTATACTCTAAAGAGCGCAAGGGCTATGAGAAGAAGTTTGTTCTCTCAAATGTGGTGTATTCTGTAGGTGTTGGTGGTATACATTCTATTAACACTCCACAAATATTCCACCCTAAAGATGACGAGCACATAGGACACGCTGATGTAACGTCCATGTATCCGTCTTTGTTGATTAAATATCAACTTGGACCTCGACACTTAGGAAAACTTTTTTGCGATATATTCGAAGGTATATACTATGAACGAATAGAAGCAAAACGTACTGGTCAAAAGATTAAGAACCTGTTTTTAAAGATCGTGCTTAATTCTCCTACTGGGAAAATGCAGCAGGAGGTGAGTTGGATGTATGATCCGTTCAATGTTTTTAAGATTAGAATAAACGGTCAACTAATCCTTTTAATGCTCGTAGACAGACTTTTAGAACTCGGATGTGAAATTATTCAGGTAAACACAGACGGCGTTGTCTACAGGGCTAAAAACAGCCTTAAAGAAGGAATTCAGGAAGCCATCTCTGAGGTTGAACGAATCACTCAACTTGGTTTTGAAGTAGATGAGTACGAAGCCTTCTATCAATACGCTATTAATGACTACTTTGGGGTCTTAAAAGGTGGAGAGATAGAAGAAAAAGGTATGTTTATAACTAAGACCAAATTAGGCAAAGGTTTAGCACCGGTAGTAATACCGAAAGCTATAATAGCATACTTTGTACACAAAACGCCGGTGGCAGAATTTATTGAGAAGGACAGAGACATCCGGGATTTCTTAATGTCACAAGCAGTAGATAAGAAATTCAAAGTTATACACGGTGAAAAACCTGTACAACGTATCAATAGATTTTATGCAAGCACAAATGGGGAATATCTCTATAAAATAGATCCGATTGGAGACAGAGATAGAACCAACATGTTAACCAAATCAGGAGTAACAATCCTGAATAAATTTGATGATCTACCGATAGAAGATCGAAAGATTAACTATCGTTACTATATCAGTGAAGCCAAAAAAGTGATAGCAGACTTTACTGAACAACAGCTATCATTATTTTAGTAATTACAGAACCAACGAGTCAGTATGATTATTGAAGTAAACACAAAACTCTTGGATTTATATCCAGAGCTAAACGCAAATCAATTATTGTTTCTGAGTATTGTGTTGGATAAGAATCAGCCTAAATATCAAGACGTCCGCAAGATTGTCAGCCTAATCAGCGACGACGAAATACAATACTTAATCGATCAACATTTGGTCACCTCGATTGGGAGAGATGATTCAGTTACATACAAACCAACAGAGAAGATTGAACAAGAAATAGCACCTAGTAAAGACTATTTTGATCTTTTCTACGATATGTACCCAGTGTATGTTGTTCGTTCAGATGGAAGTAAGTCATATTTACGTGCGAATGTAAATAAATGCCGTCACTTCTTTAACACAAAATGTGGAAAAAGTTCCGCAATGGCAGAACATATAATTAAGTGTCTCGAGTATGAAATAGATAAAAGAATGCGAGAAGGCAGTATTAGTTATATGATGACAATGTGGAATTGGTTGACTAGAAGTCAATGGGAAGCAGTTGAAGATGAGATGGAAGACAGAAAACAAATACCAGTAAATTCTTATGGAACAGACATTATCTAATATAGTTCGACCAGTGTCAGTTGTTGCTCAAGAAGCAATTAACTATATTGAAGGACGAAGAGAACACAGTGTTGTATCTCTAAAAACTAGATGGAAGAAGTTTAATAAGCAATGTATGGGAGGTATAGAACCAAATACCGTTTACACCATAGCTGGTATATCTGGAAGTGGAAAGTCCGCATTTGTTAATGAGATGACTACCGACATAATTGATTTGAATCCAGACGAAGATATAATCGTTTTAAATTTCTCGTTAGAGATGGTTGGATTTAGGCAAGTTGGAAGAACGCTTTCTAATAAATTAAGAAAAACTACTTCTGCCTTGTATAGTTCGGAGACGGACCTCGATGAAGAAACTTTTAAAAAAGTCATTGCAGTATCCAATAAACTGAAGGAATATCCTATTTACTTTGTAGATGATCCAGGTACTCCTTCAGAGGTAGAACGAATTATTAAAAGATTTTATGATACATACGTAAAAGGTACGAAAAAACATTTCATTATCTTTTATGATCATACGCTATTGACAAAACAAGTTGGTTCTGTAATAGAAACAACGTCAGAACTTGAGCGAGTATTTATACAAGCAAAAAAGTATCCAATGACATCAATAGTACAGATCGCACAAATGAATCGTAATATCGAATCTTCAGAAAGGATAAACAACCCATCGAGTCATTACCCGATGAGAAGTGATTTATCGTCATCTGATGCAATGTTTCAGGCAAGCGATTATGTGCTTGTTATGCATAGACCAGAAATATTGAATATCCAAGAATACGGTCCAAACCGATTACCTACACAAAATAAAGTTTACATGCATATGTTGAAAAACAGAGATGCTGGTAAACCTTGTATTCTTGAATTCGAGAATGACTTGGCGTTTAATAATCTGGTAGAACGTTAATGCTTTAGATGGCAAGTATTAACTTTTAAATTTAGGCTGAATTATGATTACAACATATACTTTTGGTAAGAACGACAACAACAAGTTTAACTTTTTTCACACTAGTAGCAAACCCAATTACTCTAAGATTCTTGATGACATTATTATTTCTGATGTAATTAAGAAGAATAGTTATTTGTTGAACAAGAGCAACACTTACATTAATAACACTGACGATATTCTTCTCGGTGCGAATTCATATGCAAGTGATCTTGATAAGGCTATTTTGTTCCTTGCCAATTACAAGAAGTACAAGAAGATCTATAAGATTCCTTATACTTTGAATAAGATGTACACACTTTCGGATGGTACACCCATCATTTTTTACGATGATGAGATTCAGATTGGTTTTGATACCTATAGTTATAGTAACTTTAATAGCGCTAGTTTCATTAACAATTTGACTCCGAAGAAAAAGGATATTATCATTAATATTTTCAACACCATTGGTGCGGATATTAAGATCAATATTTTATAATTAGAACTACAAGTCATATGATAGTATTACCTACTAATAAAGTTCCTGCAACTTCGATGAATCCTCAGTATTTAATATTGTACGGGCTGCCCAAATCTGGAAAGACCAGTGCAGTAGCACAACTGGAGAATAATCTCATAATAGACCTAGAAGGCGGATCTAAGTTTATTGATGCGCTTGCTATACAGGCACGTACCATCAACGACCTTGGAGAAATTGCACAAGCCATTCGAGCTAAGAATGAAGAAGTAGGACATAATTTTTATAAACACATAACAATTGATAATGCAACGCGTCTTGAAGATATTTGTATGTCTTATGCTTGCACTCTGTATCGGCAAACAGAACTTGGAAAGAACTGGAAAGGAACAGATGTTACTACACTCGCAAGAGGTGCAGGTTATAAGTATTTGAGAGATGCAGTTAAGAAGGTAATTGATATGTTCAAGGACCTTTGTGATGAATTTATTCTGATAGGACACGTTAAAGATTCTATTACTGATAAAGACGGAGAAGAAGTAAATGCCAAAGAAATCGACCTTGTTGGAAAATTGGGAAAGATCGTATGCGGAATGGCTGATGCAGTCGGATACGTCTATAGGAAAGACAATGAGACACACATTAGTTTTAAATCCGGAGGTGATGGCACAATCATGGAGGCTCGCGCTAGACATATCGCGGGTCGAGACATTGTCATTGCGACCGGAAATGATGATGGATCTATAACGACCTATTGGGATCGTGTTTATAAACCCGAACCATGAGTACAGGAGATGTAATTATATTGTGTAGTGTTATTGTAGCAGGTATAATCCTGTGTCTTGCACCGCACATTGTAGATAAGTCTACTAACGAAAACGATTGGACAGAACTTTAAGTCAGAGGAAATTATGTACAGTACTAAAACAGCAACAACAAACAATGAGGAGTTTAATAGCTCCTATATGCCTGTAGGCATCAATGAAAATGTAACTTTGAAAGAGGTTAATGTAAACAAAACTGAGAATGGTCATGATTTCTTGGAGATTATCTTCGAGAATGAAAACGGTCAGACAGCAACTATGACAGAGTGGAAGAACGAGAAGAATATGTGGATCAAGACTGATGAAGAACTTCAGAAGCGTGATGATCAGCAATTCGGTCGTATTCTGCAGGTTATAGATGCATTTTGTGGAAAACACGGAGATTTTGAAGGATCTTCGTTTATCGAAATGATTAATTGGGTTCAAAACGAATTTGAGAACGCAAAATCATATTTGACAGAATCTACAAAACTTCGCTTGAAGGTTGTTTACGACAAGAAGGGTTATACGAAAGTAAGCTCTCTTGGTATTTTTGTTGAACCTATGAGTGTAGAGCAGTCTCAGATTAAGCTTTGGAAGAATGACCTTTTGGAGCGCCCTATACAGGCTGATGTAGAAAAGCCTGCAGATCCGCTTAGCGTAGCAGCTACTCCGGTTACTGAGACTTCAACAGGTGCTGACGACCTACCATTTTAAGAAATCGATATTTCTTAAAGATGGAAGTTTATTTGCAAAAGGATATAATAGAATAGTTCACGGAGGTCGCGGAGATTATGTAGAATTTGAAAAAAGTCAAATTATTCCGAAACTAAAATCAAAATTTGGTAATTCGTTGGATGAAAACATTGATATTTATTATTGGTGGTTACATCCTGTAGGAAAACCAGATGTAAAAGTATATTTACAAAGAAAAACTGTAAAATATGCAGATTATAAAATAGGAAAATATTATATATCTCCCAAATTCTTAAAACAATTCAAAGATCCTGAACAATTATTTCCATATTAACGGTCAGTGGTGGAGGACTGGAGGTTAATCCTTCAGCCCCTAACGAAGAGGTCAAATTATATCGCTCCTCTTACAAAAAACACGGCGATATATGGGTTGGAAGTTTTATTCAAACTGTGTAAAAAGTAAAGGATATACAAAAGAGTATAAAACAACCTGAAGTGTGATCCTGGATGGCTGCGTATGAAAAATTACGTAATTGGGTTCGAATCCCGACACACGACAACTTTTCTTTATACATTTTCATAAACTACGGTAAATCAGTAGTCTAGAGGTTATGACGGTCACACTAAAAGGTAGTTGACGGATTGTGGGGTTCGAATCCCCACCTGATTACAATTGGGAATATTCCAGATTATAATAACATCGTTGTAGATGAAACGGTTAAAAAGTTGTTAAAAAGTCTTTAGTCACTAAAAGGAGTTTGTGTGCACACGCAGGTCGCAGTATAATGGTTTCCAAACTATTATACGGGTGGTTCGAATCCACCCAGCTCCGCAATACAAAAGAGCTTATAAGCCATGTATAGTACAAAAACAGCAATTACAATGAGTCTTAGAGACTTGTTGGACAAAGTAGATGACTATACAATCTATTCATATTATCTAGGTCCATTTAAACCAGGTAAGTTAATGAATAGTCCATTACGCAATGATGATAAAATGCCATCTTTTGCTATATTTCCTACAAAGGATGGCGCATTACTGTTTAAAGACCACGGAACTGGAGTTGCAGGTAACGCGCTTAAGTTTCTAAAGTTATACAAGAGAATACAAACGCGAGAAGAATTAGAGAAAGAACTGCTTAGAATCGTTCGGCGATTCAATCCAACAAGCAGTGTGGCAACTGTGACACGGTCATATACTCAACATGAGGATACTGACATCGGAATAGTTCGACAACCGTTTACTGAAGTTGACAAAAGATATTGGAAGCAATTTCACATATCTATTGATACATTAAAGCGATTCAATGTATTTAGCATTAAGTACTTTCTTTGTAATAGAGTCGTCAGAGGAACCTACAAAGAAACTAGTCCTATGTATGCATATAAGGTTTATGATAAATTTAAAATTTATAGACCTTTAGCCTCTAAGTATACTAAATGGCGTACCAATCTGACAAATCGACACGTTCAGGGATTAGCCGAATTGCCGTATGAGGGCGGTAATCTTTTAGTTATAACCAAATCGTTGAAAGACGTTATGTGTTTATACGAGATGGGTATTAGTGCTATAGCAGCTTCAAGTGAAACAACATTTATTCCCGATGATATCTTGCGGTCTTTAAGACGTAAATGGAAGCGTATTGTTATCCTGTATGATCGAGACGCAACAGGAATGATGAAAGCTCGAGATTATAGTAAACAGTACAAACTAGATGCTATATTTGTCCATAAGAAGTTTAAATCGAAAGATATTTCAGACGCAGTAAAAAATAACAATTTTAACACAGTCAAAGAATGGCTGTATAAAACATTAAACATATGATAGAGACACTGATCCTCGGTATAGTAATTGGTATTATTGGTACTGGTGCTGGAGCCGCATATGCAGCGTATAAGTGGAGTAAACAACCATTTATACTGAAAAAGTTTAATAGTGGTTATCGATTAATAGCTGCAGATTTAGGAGTTGATGGAGATCCTTCAGGCTATGTAGGATTGAAAAAAGATAATAAATTTGTTATAGGTGTTAAATTTAACGATAACGGTGTAACAGATATCGTATATGATATCTAAATCTAAAGGTAAAGTAAAAAATGCGACAGCAGTCGATGCGTATGGAATCCATTTTAGGAGTAAGCTCGAACTCTATACGTATGAAGCTTTTATGAAAGCAGGAATACCTGTTAAATATGAGCCAAAGCATTTTACTTTACTTAAATCGTTCGAGTATATGGGTCAAAAAATAAGACCTATTACATATCTACCAGACTTCGTAGGACGAGGTTTTATAGTAGAATGTAAAGGTCTTATGGGAGACTCTTTTCCTTTGCGTTGGAAGCTTTTCAAGTATTATTTGTATAAGCATCACGCAAAAACAAAACTATATCTTGTGAGAAATCATAAAGATGTAGATTCCATGATCCAAGAATTACTAAATCAGAGACAAAATGGAAAATAGAACAAAGAAAAACAGTAGCAATTTTGTTAATAGTAACGGTCACATAATCCCTAAACCTTTTGGTACAGATTACGAACTTGAGCCAGGTAAAGTATATACTTTGACACATGATCGTGACCTGTTTATAGATTATTTGGTAGAGGACAAAGACTTTGACTTTCCAAAAACATATTATTTGGATGATAAAGATCATAAGTTTATAGACAAGACTATTGATACATTCAATAAAACTGAGAAAATGACCACTGGTATTCTTCTCAGCGGTATGAAAGGAAGTGGTAAAACACTAATGGCTAAGAAAATAGCAAAAGAGTCAGGTCTGCCTATCATAGTAATCGATAACAAGATGTGTTCAGATGATATTGAGCCATTCTTTGCTAAGGTTACAGATAATGTGTGCGTTATATTTGACGAAATTGATAAATATTGGAATACTCGTTATCTTCTTACATTTATGGACGGTGTAAAGCCAACTTGTAAAAAGATGGTTATTTGTACATGCAACGACGAAAAAGAGATAAATGACTATTTGAACGATAGATGTTCGCGTATACGTTATAAGAAACGCTTTGGAGGTCTTTCAAAGAATACCGTTAAAGGAATTATAAATGATATTGTTGGTGATAAGAATAAGGCAAATGCTGCAGCAGAATATATTTGTAGCAACGTTGAGACTATATCTTACGACAACGTAATTATATTTGGAGAAGAGATAAAAAATAATCCAGATGATTCTTTTGACGATATAGTCGAGTTTCTTAACATCGCAAAGAAATAATAAACGATGGATATCTCAATTCCTTATTACGAAGATAAATCGAGAAAAATATATCACTGATGCAACCTTATTATGCCGATCTATCGTTATAGTATTGTAAACTAGTTTAAATATTATGACAGAAATTTGGAAAGACATTGAAGGTTATGAGGGACTCTACCAAATAAGCAATTTTGGTAGAGTTAAATCCCTCGAACGTAGAGTTAAAGGTAAAAAACCTGGAACAACTCAACGTATTAAAGAGAAAATCAGAAAGTTTAGTTATACAACAGAAGGTTATGCTTATGTTGTATTGGCTAAAGAAGGAGTAAACAAAACAATCTTAGTACATAGATTGGTCGCTAAAGCATTTATACCAAATCCAGACAATCTTCCTTGCGTCAATCACAAAGACGAAAATAAACAAAATGATTTTGTTGAGAATTTGGAATGGTGTACATATTCTTATAACAATACTTATAAAAACATTCATCGAAGAAGAAACTTAGATAATGTCAATAGAAAAGTTATCCAATATGATTTAGAAATGAATGAAATAAAAAGATGGGATTCTTTAACAGAACCTTGTTCTTTTTATGGTATTGCTGCAGGAAATATGATAAAATGCTGTAAAGGCGAACGAATTCATTGTGCTGGATTTAAATGGAGGTATTATGAATAATTCCACAGAAAATTACTACTCGGATAGAACTCGCATCAGTAATTCGAACATAGGCTGGTTTCTGAATAAGGGACCAGCCTTTTTACATAAGATGCTAACAGAAGATGTTCCTGAAGAAAAGTCTCAAGCCTTGGAGCGTGGAACTATGATTCATGAATATATTCTGCAGCCTGAAGAGTTCCAAAAAGACTATGTAGTCTGGAACAAAAGTAGACCTACTTCTACACAACAGGAGAAGTTCTGTCAGGCACTTGCATCTTCACTAGAAATAGAGCCAAATAGAGCCATTCTAGACGCTTATAAACAAGCATATAGTACAGCAGGAAAGTCAGAAGACAAAATGCTGTCAGAAGGCCTTAAAATAGCCTCTACGTTGAAGGATTACATAGACTTCCTGAAAGCAAATGATGGAAGGATTATGATAGGTCCTTGGGATGTAAAAATGTTGCGTGATATAAAACACAACATAGGATCTCATAAATTAGCAAGACAGTTAATATATCCACTTGAATTTAGACCAAAAGACTTTGAATGGTTTCACGAATTCCATATAAACTGGGAATTCGAATGGTGCGTAAACGAAGAAAATGTTCATGTTCCATGTAAATCTTTGCTAGATGGTCTTACTCTTGATTTTAAGAATAAGAAAGCTATTATATACGATCTTAAAACCACACAAAAACTGTGGCATTTTGAAGAAAGTATGGAACAGTATGACTATCTACGACAATTGGCATATTATATGCAAGCAGTCAGATGGTATCTAACAAATGAATGTGGAGAAGATGTTACCAAATGGAATTATGAATTCTATATTATAGGTATCGATACAACTGGTAATTATGATATTAGAGTTTTTAAATTTGAAGTATATCAAATGATAAGACCATACGGTAAGATTGTAGATGCAATGAAAGATATTGCATGGCATCAGTCTACAGGTAAATGGGAACATAGTAGAGAATATTATGAAGGTGATGGCTCAGAGTCATTGAACCTATGAGTATATACAATAAGCTAATATTGCCTTTGATAGATAGTAGATTAACTATTGAAGACATATCTCCAAATACAGGGTTTGCTGGTGTCTACACAATGGACATCAACAGACCCTCTCTTACAAATCATGTATTTTTATTATACAAAAAGGTAGCTACAATAGAAGCAAGAAATATTAGAGAGAAACTTTCTAGTTCTCTATATTTGTATAATAAACGTACGATTTCTTTAGGCGGTATACTTTACAATTTATACTGCTTTATTTGTACAAAACCCATAAGTCTTATAAAAGACAATGGACATATCTTATTAGGTAAAGCAGAAAAGACTCAAATAGGTAAATTTTGGCAATTTCTAGATGTAGATGTGACAGATTACTTATTGGGGTTTAGTTGTATAAATGAAAATTTTAAAGATACTGTCGTTCCAGAAGAAGATTTTTCTCCTAAAGATTTTATAACATATGATGAAAAAAGGGGGACACTCGTGATGAGTGCCTCCCTTTAATTTTTATTACTGGTTGTTAACCAGGCTGATAGAAATCAGAAGTTTGCATATTTTTCTTTAGATTTTTTCTTCCTTTCTTGTGGAGTAAATCCAAGATCTGTACCAGTCCAATTAAACATCCAAGGCATTACGTTTTCAGCAACACCTACAGCTTGTTTTGTTGGTGATACATTATGTATGTAGTAGTTAATAGAAGCTTCATTACCACTCTTAGACATAGATCGGAACACGTTATCTACACTAAGGTCTGGGAATATATAAGATCCTGTTTTCAAGAAATCTTTCTAGTATTTCTCCAAACCTTTATATGCACCGCTCTTTACAGGATTATCGTATTCAGGATCTTCTATGTTGAACAAAGCGTCTTTTGACATTTCTATAATGTCTTCTATACTGTTTACAATCTTATCAGCATCATCTATAAGAGTTTTAGATATAACAAGAGAGTTAACAATATCCAACACAGAAGATAAGTTTAAAACAGGTATTTGCGACGCGCGTTCAGAAATTACAGATATGTTGACAGCATTTAATAACGATAAATACCACTCGTCTGGATATTTTATACGCAAACCTGTAGTAATATACGTTAGCGCACAAACGATTAAGAATGTTGCAGCCATAGTTGATATTCTACGTAACTTATACCTTTCATTTCTTGTAAGCTTTTTACTATACTCTTCAGAATTTTCTATTTTGCGTATATGTTTATATGCAGTCGCTATACGATATGTAAGATCGGCTAACCCGTGTTTAAATGAAGACCACAGACCTCTCCATTGACCAGTCTCTACAGTGCCTGTTTCAAAGTTATATTGTCCATGATATTCAGGATCTTCTTGACGTACTCTATATTCCAAACCATTAATAGAACGTTTCTTTTGAGAACCACCAATTCCTGGTATAGAAATAGGAGCGTTTATATCGTCATCTATTACTTGACGCCATTGACTTTCGTATTCTGCAAAATCATTACCGTCCTTAAGATTGTCCCACATCTGCGTAATCATCCAACCACGCATCTGAAGTATAAGAGCTCCTGCTACATTTTGTTTCCAGGCAGCATTTCCTGATTGATCAAGTATACCGTTGATTACAGAACTTCTTTCACGTATTGTTCCTGTAACTTGGTTTACAAGACGCCTAGATTGTTTACCAGTAGCTTTTACAGTAGGGTATACATACTTTTTATACCTTTCTTTAACGACCGCATTTCCTTTATCATCTACTTCATACGCATCAAAAAGTGTCTTTTTTGCTCGTTTCCAAGCTTTAACACCGTCTTCCATACGTAACCCAGCATCATGATAATGGAACATTGCCTAATCTTTCGTCATATACTCAAGCTCTTTTGTTATCGGGTTTTTAACCAGTCTGATAGAGTGATACAACGATGCTGTTAAATGACCCTTAAACGTATAATCAACAAGCGTGTATTCACCCATAGCAAAATGTTTACTTAATACACGTCTAAGCCACGTTTCATTATGTTGAGCAAATATTTCTCCGATACCACCACTAACACCATTTAACTGCATAAGCGCGGATATGAGTGATTTGTTATTTGCTCTACCAAAACTACAAACAGTATCTAATATTTCTATAGCCATTTGACGGTTTGCCCAAAGAGCGTCTTGTACTGTGATATATTTACCAGATAGAATTTCACCCATATCTGTTAAGAAGCTATCAACAAAGTTCTTAAGTACTGCACGCCAGTTATGATTCATAAGCTTAGCATGAGCCTTACTTAATATAGTGTCTGTAATTTGAGAAACAGCCATTGCACGCTTACTCATTGGTTTATTTGATTCAAATCCGGTTCTCGTTCTTCCGTATACATACATTTGTAAGTATTTCTATATACGTTCAGCTTGTTGCGTTTGACCGCCCTCCTTTGTTTTATCAGAGAAACCACCCTAAACCTGGAACAACATAGCCTACAGCATTGGATTTATGTCAGCTTTGTTTTTATAGTTCTGAGCCATCTCATAGAATAACGTAACACTCTTAGTGAGGTCTGTACATATTATACTAGGATCTTTAAGTTTAGATACCCATCGGATTGGAATTGTTTCTACAAAACTACCATCAGCACGTTGAGAGAATGTTTCATTATATTTGGTATCAGTTTCTACAATAGTAAATGCATCTGCTATAGAAGCTCCCATATTTGTGATAAAATGTCTGTTTCTAAACATAAGTTTAGCATCTCTATCACGCATCTGAGGCATTACGTATTGCATCTTATCTGCATCAAAGTTTGGTAGTAAAGAATACGCATCGTGCATGACTTTAAGCAGCGTGTCATAGAAATCTTTAAGTTTTGGATCTGATTGAATAATCTCCCAATTTTTATTCTTATATTCTTTAAGATTTTTTGGCTGTAATTCTTCTTGAATATCTTCTCTAAATTTTGTGTTTACAAGTTCAGAGTTTAAATCAAGTTCGGAATATTCGCCCATGAGAACGTCTTCTACCATATCTTCTTCACGAGGTTGTGTATATCTAAACACACTAAGAACATGAGTACCTGTATTATTTTCATAAGTATAAGCACTTTCGTCCAGTAAAGATTGACCAGAAGCTTGTCGTTGAGCTTTCTCCTTATTTATAAAATAATTATATGCAGTGTTTGTAGTAAGCCTACCATTCTCATCGTATTCAGCGACCCAGGATTTCTACGCTATATCTGAAAAGTTTACAGGGCTTATACCGCTATCAAACCCAGTAGCGTTTGATACATCTTCACCAAATAATCTTGAAAGTTCTTGGTCTATTCGTTTCAGTTCTGCAAAAGCTTGATCGTTTAGAAGCTTTAAGTTTGGTTGATAGTAACCTCGTTTCTTCTATATAGAATTGATAATAGCGGATCTTCTAGCATACAACTCTTGTATTTCAGCAGAAGCTTTATTATTACCGAGTTTCTCATAGAACTTATTGCTTATTTTACGAGCTTTATATTTATAGTCAAACAATTTTACTTGATAACTATCTTCTCCGTACTTTTCTACAATCTTATCATGTACGTTATTGAATTTCTCCCAATTAGACTTATACTTAATCTTACCTGCTTTAAAAGCATTCCACTAAATGAATTCTTTAGCGATCTCCAAGTCCTCTCCAGTTTTTTCTTCAATACTCTAAATAGATCCATCCGCATTATATACAATGTTATACGGATTTGCAAGATTTTGTTTCTCTCTACGAAGATTATCGAGCTGTTTTATTTCTTCAGAAGATAAATTAAATATCATTGGAACGCCCAATTCTTTATCTACAGCTTTTTTGAGCAATGTATCTATTTGCCTTTGTGTAATACGTTCTTTCTCTTGTGCTTTTGGGGACAGTAACTCGGCGCGCTTTATATAATACTCTTTCTTATACCTAAAGTTGGCTATCTTATCCATTTCGTTGTAAAAATCTGTCATATATTTGATATGTTCCGAACGATTTCTAAACGTTATTTGGTTTGTGTCGTCGTCTACAGTAAGATTGTATTTATCAATAAGCTTCTTTATAATCTTATCACGTTGTTTATATAATTTACCGTAGTTATACTGTCTTGCAAAATATCCGGTAGGTTGACCATCATCGTCCAGCTCACAAAATTGTTTCATAAAGTTTACAGACATCAACTTCTTACCTATTGATGCGCATTTCTTATATTTGTCTACAAGTTCATGACCAACAGTTAATGCAGACTCGTATGATATTCTATTCTATGCAGTAACCAAATATTCTATAAGGCGAACAATAGGACTTCTAGATACTACAGCAGGACCCAAAGCATTTTCTGCAAACTGCAACTTGCCTTCGTCTATTTGATTTCTTGCCCAAAGCTTCATATTTGTTATAAATATATCTTTATCTCCGACAGTTACAAGTTCATTAGCATATTGCTCAATCTTTTTATCTACATAACGTTTAAGTATAACGTCGAAGTTACGTTTAAGTAGTGCAATATTTGGGAGTATGTTGTTTTTCTAAGTAAGCAGTTGTGCACGTAGTTCTGGAGTGATATTTTTAGAATCTCTTAAATACTCATCTATAGCATTTGTGAGCATCGTATCATAATAACCTACAACGTCTGTCTTTAAATGCATAAAGTCGTCTATATCTAAGTTTTCTATCGCAGCATCTCCACCCAATACAATATCAGACAGAGTACCTATTGCACGTTGAATATCCTGAGCTGCGAGTAACAAGAAGTCTGATACAGTGTTTGTAATGTCGTCCTTATTGGTTATCGAACGTTTCTATATCTTTTGAAGGTGCGCTATAATATTAAGCAAATCATAATTGTCAGCTTTACCTCTACTACGTTCAGACTTCTCTCTTGACTCAAGAGTACTTTTAATCTTCCAGAATGTAGTACCGTCGATTTGATCTACTTCATCGCTCAATCTACGCATTTCATCTTGGTGTACAGGACCGATATACTTTTCAAAATATATAATCTCTGCTACTCTGTCAGAAAGATCTTCGTTGATAGAGAATGCAGCTTGTAGCGTATCCAGTACATTATTACGTACATTCTGGTCTTTGTTGATGTCTTTACCAAAAGAGTGCAAAAGCTTATTAATACGTTCCCAGAACGTTAATTTTGGTTCACTGGTAACTTCATCAGTAATCCACTCTACAAGCTTCTCCTCAAGCTTTTTACTGTACTGTTGCATATCTTCATTCTCTCGAACAGCCATCTTATTTTGATGTGCCACTTCAACAAGAGCGTCTTGTACAGCCTGACTTTCCCAGAATGTGCGAATATAGTAGTGAACCATTTCGTGAACAAAGGTAGTAGCGTCTCCGTCTTGTATACTTATATAGATAGCATTCCAAGCAGCTTCTTCAGCCTTAGTACCTTCTTCAAACATACCTTTATGTTTTATACCACTTTCATCAGTCCAGTCTTCTCCAGTGATAGAGTTAACAAAAGCTACACGTAGTCTAGAGTTCTTAGACTTATCTGAAGAAGTGTATACAAATCCTCCGTTTGGTAATTCACGTTTTACAAGACCGAACACTTTAGCCAGTTTTTCTTGTTGTTCGGTAATTACACGCTTTACAGCAGCTTCGTCCCAGTCTACAGAAGAACCTATTCTAACACCGTATATATCGGCAGCAGAAGCGTCTTCGTTGGTTGTAAGGTACTTTTCTACCTGGCGCTG